TAGGTCATGATACAATTATTCCACAACCTAAATTAACATTAGTAATAGATACACCTGGTGACTTAGATTGGTATAAGCTAGGACAACATTATCCTACACTTGCACAGCAAGATCCAAAAGAATACGGGAATGAAGATTCTGATACTGTAATGACATTTTCTACTCCTGAGGAAATGTCGCATATGAAGCGTATGTTAGACAAGATGGGTGCCAAGTATAAAGAAATTGGTGGCACTCACCAACATCCTGAAGTGCATCAGCCAAAAAAATGAATTTAGACGAGCTTAAAAAACTAGCAGGCATAACAGAATTTACAGGATATACAGAATATAAGATAGATGAAAATCCTAGTGAAACTGCAACTGCATTAAAGAAAAAAGAAAAGGAAATGGGATTAAAACCCGGAGATCAAGATTGGTTCAAACTTTGGTTTAGTCAACCTTACATGACTGGCCCTGTGCAATTTAGAGGAAGGAAAAAATGAAATTAAATGAGATTGATTTATCCTTGAAAGATATTATAAAAGCAATTAATTTTGGTAGAGCTGCACAAAATATTACAGCTGATCAAGTAAAGCAAGCAGCATTTAATATTGCTCAGCAAAAAACAATCGATTATATAGATAAATCAGCTGAAGATGCATACTACAGTAGACAAAAAGACCAATATCCTCCTCAAACAAGGAAACCACAAAGAAAATTAGGTAGAATGAAAGGCGACTTTCTAAAATGATTGTAAGTGAAATATTAGAATCAGCAACAGCAGGTGCAACTGCAGCAGGGAATATTGCAACAGTTACAAGTGTCCCTGCAGCATATAGAAAAATTAAAAAAGGAAAAAACGGATTGCCAAAAGCACCACAAGCTACAAATCCAGACGGTACTGCTAAAAATGCTATTGATACTGATATCAATCTAATGGGCGGCGTTATAAAGAGATAAATATACAAAATATATTTGGAGAACTCATGAGAAAAGAAGAATTTAAAGAAGGTTTAGGGGACTTAGCCCATGCAGCAGAGCTAGATCATGAAGTACAAATGGCTAGATCAGATCTGTATAAAATTGCAAAGTATGCAATAAAGCTACACGAAATGCTCAAAGGTGTCAGCGAGCAAGAAGGTTTAGAAGGCTGGGTACAAGCTAAGATTACAAAAGCTGCTGAAGGTTTAGGCAATGTTTATCATAATTTAGATTATAAAATGAACTTTGAGAAAAAGAACGAGCCTAGTGACATGGAAGTAGAAATGCCGTTTGAAAGTGCGTACAAAGGCAGTCTTGCAAGACATTTAACTAAAAATCTACAAGAAAAATCTAAAGAGAAAGAAGTAGACGAAGCAGACAGTGATCCTTGCTGGAAAAACTACAAAATGGTAGGAACGAAAAAGAAGAACGGCAAAGAAGTTCCTAATTGTGTTCCTAAATGAGTGCTTTATTAGCAAACCTACCCAACACTAAAGTCTATGTCCGCAAAGAATATCTAATGGATTTTAAAGGTGGACATGGAGAATTTGTAGAAGGTCACTGGGTGACCGTAAAAAGTATGCCCGGTAGAGCTTTCTACTTCGAAACTTATCTCCCCGAATATGCAGCACTATATGACAAACTTCCTATCAGTGCATTTGTAAATGAACCAAACAAACCAGATCCAGATTTACCATTACAAGACTTACAGTTTTGGAATGCGATGGATTATGGTGTAACTGCTATATATAAACAATTTATAGGTAGTATGGATTTTGAAATACTTACCCGTAGCCATAAAGTAATGCACGGAACGTATCTATTTACACTAGACAATTATCACGAAAGTGCAGACGAAATAGATTACAGCACTAGTGAAATACCGGAAGAACACAAAAGTTTTAATATTCTAGAATTAGATAATGGACAATATGCAGCCTATCCGAACAATAGGATGCGAGTATACGACAATAGCTTAACCCCTAAGCAACCAAAAAATCCTGATTTCAAAGTAAGCACACAATTTTACCAAGTTGAAAATGGTTATTCATACAGGCTTGGAGACACCGACGAGTACTATTGGAAATCAGAATAACAAAATTAATATATGCAACGCTTATTAATATTTGGTGATAGTTTCGCAGTTTCGCATGACAGAAAACAATTTGAATACACATGGCCAAACCGTTTAAGTAAAAATTTTATTACACAAAATTTTGCAGTATCAGGCACAGGACCTGATTTTGCTTTACAGCAATTTTTAAAAATAAATAACCGTATTCATAATAAAGATAAAACCTCAATAATTTTTTGTTTAAGTAGTATTACAAGATTTAATTTTGCATTTTTCAAACCAGAACATCAAATTGTAGTTAACCATATTTTACAACCTAAAATACCTACTAAATTACAAGAAATTACAAATAAGTACTTGAGATTTAAACTTTTTATAGAAAAATTTTTAAAAGATTATATTTACAATTCTACATATTTAGAAACTGAAATTATTAAAATAATATTATTATTAAAATATTTGACTAAAGATTACAAAAAAACAATAGTTTTACCTTGTTTTGATAATGTTACACAAAATTTATTTGATTTTACAAAATCAGAAAATTTTTTAGTTTACAAAGATGCCTTGATACAGTATAATAAGGTTGATATAGACATAGATAATAGACCCAACCATATGGATGAAGACCATCATAAAAAATTCTACAATTATATTTTGACACTTTTAAGGAGTAACAATGAGCGATAGAGTCTATGGTATTGATGAAAAAGCAAAATTAGAAAGACTAGTTAATGAAGGATGCACTGTATTACAAGAAATACAGGATTTAAACGAAGGCTTAAAAGACACTGTAAAGGCTGTTGCAGAGGAGCTTAATGTAAAGCCAAGTTTAATTAACAAAGCAATAAAAATTGCTCATAAAGCAGATTGGCATCGTGTTGCTGACGAATTTGAAGATTTAGAAACTTTAATCGCTACAGTAGGTAAGGATCACTGATGTTATGGCAAAAAATAAAAGATTTTTGGATTAGGAGTTATACTAGCGACAGAACTGCATTTTATTTTGAAACTATAGCTAGTATTTGTGTTTTCACTAGTATGACGTGGATATCTGTAACAGCACAACATCCTCCTATGCATTTAATCTATCCTGTAAGCTTTACAGGTGCAGTATTTAGTATTATTGCATTTGTTAGGAGAGGTGTAGGATGGCCATTAGTTATGACAATTTACTTTGCATGTTTACATGTTTTTGGTTTTGGTCGTGCAATGGGGTGGTATTGATAAATAAACTTTTACGCATTACGCATGTAGATGGTACGTTAGCCACAAAATAACGAGAAAGACACAATGAGTTACGTAGACGCAATTTTTGACAGAAACGAAGACATTATCAGAGTTGTTGAACGAAAAGAAGGTAAAAAACACTTCCTAGAATTTCCAGTTAAATATACTTTTTATTACAAAGATCCTAAAGGAAAACATCTAAGTATCTACGGTGATCCTCTTTCAAAAATTATCTGTAAAAACACAAAAGATTTTCGTAAAGAAATAGCAATTAATAGAGACAAAACTTTATTTGAAAGTGACGTAAATCCTATTTTCCAATGCCTAAGTGAAAATTATCTCAATCAGGACGCTCCTAAGTTAAATATTGCGTTTTTTGATATTGAAACAGATTTTGATCCTGATAGAGGATTTGCTGATCCAGCAGATCCTTTCATGCCAATTACAGCAATTACTGTAAATCTACAATGGTTAGATGTTCTTATTACACTAGCCCTTCCTCCTAAAACACTTTCATTAGAACAAGCAAAGCATGAAGTTTCAGAATGGGGTGATGATGTATTACTTTTTACAGATGAAGGAGAAATGCTTGAAACATTCCTTGATCTTATAGAAGATGCTGACGTATTAAGTGGTTGGAACTCAGAAGGATATGATATTCCGTATACTGTTAATCGTGTAAGCAGAATACTAAGCAAGGATGATACAAGACGCTTTTGCTTGTGGAAGCAATTGCCTAAGAAAAGAGAATATGAAAAGTTTGGCAAAAAAGCTGAAACGTTTGATCTTGTTGGCCGTGTGCATTTAGACAGTCTTGAACTATATAGGAAGTACACATACGAAGAACGACATAGCTATAGACTAGATGCAATTGGCGAAATGGAAGTAGGCGAGCGTAAAACTGTTTACGAAGGTACACTTGACCAGTTATACAACAACGATTTTAAAACATTTATTGAATACAACCGGCAAGACGTTGCACTGCTAGATAAGTTAGACAAAAAACTAAAATTTATTGATCTAAGCAACGAACTTGCCCATGCTAATACTGTATTATTACAAACCACAATGGGTGCAGTTGCAGTGACAGAACAAGCTATAATAAATGAAGCACATGAAAGAGGCATGAGAGTACCTAATCGTCCAAAAAGAGATGATGAAAACACTGCTGCTGCTGGTGCGTATGTTGCATTTCCAAAAAAAGGTGTACACAAATGGATCGGAAGTATGGACTTAAACAGTCTATATCCAAGTGTTATTCGTGCATTAAATATGGCACCAGAAACAATTGTAGGACAATTACGTCCTGAAATAACAGACAGCATAATTAATGAAGCAATAACCTTAGAAAAGAAATCATTTGCAGGAGCTTGGGAAGGACGCTTTGGTACAGAAGAATATCAAGCAGTATTAGATCAACGAAAAGATACTGTACTTACATTAGACTTTGAAGACGGTCGATCAGAGACACTAAGCGGCGCAGAAGTTTATAAGCTAATATTTGATAGCGGCATGCCTTGGATGTTAAGTGCTAACGGTACAATATTTACAACTGAATTTGAAGGAGTTATTCCAGGAATATTGAAACGTTGGTATGCAGAACGTAAAGATCTGCAAGCTATGAAAAAGAAAGCAATTGAAGCTGATAATCAACTTGAGATTGCATTTTGGGATAAACGCCAACTTGTAAAAAAGATTAACTTAAATTCATTGTATGGTGCAATCTTAAATCCAGGTTGTCGATTTTTTGACAAACGTATTGGCCAGTCAACTACACTAACTGGTAGACAAATAGTAAAACACATGAGTGCCGAAGTTAATAAAGTTATAACAGGTGAATACAATCACGTTGGCAAAGCAGTAATATATGGAGACACAGATTCAGTTTATTTCAGTGCATATCCTGTTTTAAAAACAGAAATAGATAATGGAACTATTCCTTGGTCAAAAGAAGCAGTAATTAGACTCTATGACCAAGTAGCAGAAGAAGCCAACACCACTTTTAAAGATTTTATGCTAAGAGCATTCCATTGCCCTGCTAGTAGATCTGCTGTAATTGCAGCAGGTAGAGAAATCGTAGCAGAATCAGGACTTTACATAACAAAAAAACGTTATGCAGCTTTAGTTTATGATTTAGAAGGTGAACGAAAAGATGTTGATGACAAACCAGGTAAAGTAAAAGCAATGGGTCTTGATTTGCGTAGATCAGATACTCCAGTTTTTATGCAAGAATTTTTGTCTGAAATTTTAATGATGGTGCTAAAAGAAGCACCAGAGTCTGAAATAATAGACAGAATTACAGAATTTCGCACAGATTTTAAAAGCCGTCCAGGTTGGGAAAAAGGATCTCCTAAACGTGCTAATAAGATAGGACACTATCAAAGACTAGAAGAATCTAAAGGCAAAGCTAATTTACCAGGACATGTAAGAGCAAGTTTAAATTGGAATTCCTTAAAGCATATTAATAATGATAGATATAGTATGGATATTGTAGACGGCATGAAAGTTATCGTTTGTAAATTAAAACCTAATCCAATAGGTTATACAAGTGTTGCATATCCTGTCGATGAGCTTAGATTACCTGATTGGTTTAAAAAACTTCCTTTTGATAGCGACGGCATGGAGGAAGCAATTATTGACAAAAAATTAGACAACCTTATTGGTGTGCTAAATTATAATTTAGACGAAACAAAACAGGAAAATAATTTTAATAATTTGTTTGAATGGGATTAAATAATGACAGACGAAGAAACTACTAAAAAATTAAAAGAAATAGCCTCTAACTGGGAAGAGTCTTATAATGGACATGCAGTAGAACTTAAAAAGAAAAGACTATTAGATAGTATTAACTCTCCTGAATTTATAGCTGCACAAAAAGCATACAAAGAAGCAACAGAACAATACGAAGCAGACAATAACGAATGGTGGGACAAGCTGTCTGAAGAAGAAAGAGAAAAAGCTTTTTATGCTGTTTGTAAACGTATACATAAAGGTGACTATATAAAAAACGGAAGCTATAGATACGTCCTATATCAAGTATTTGGATTTGACATGAGCATGTATGGCGTTGGCATGGATTGTGGTTATATGGATTTACATAATGCAATATTTGGTGGCGTTGAACTTAACAAAATGTCTCAAGCTAAAGAAATTACTATTAAACAAGACGGAGTAGAACACAAAGCAATCTTAGAAGAACATCAAAACATATCTATAAAATTAAAAGACGACGACAACAAGATTGAAATAATTATAAACAACCTGCCTAAAACATTTGACAATGCGGCTTAACCAGTCATTTAAATTTAGTTAAATACTATGTATATAATGACCTGGAGCTAAAATGAGAGCAACATTACAAGAAATATTAGAATATACCTACAATAATACATTATTTCATTTTTTAAAATTATATCATATAAAAAGTGAAGTTGTTGAAATAATACCAGATCTAACTGGTACAATTACAAGGGTAGATGTAGAAAACAATCAACTTGTAACAACAATTAATAATGTTCCGTGGCTAGAATCTAAAATAAAAGTTAGATTTGAAGGTATATCTACAGAAATAGATCCTGCAAAATATTATTATGTAAAAAATATTGTAGGAGATACAACCTGTGTAAAATTCAATATAGGTGAAACTGAACTTCCTGGAGAAGTATTACCTTTAAGTACACCTACAGGAAGCTTTAATATAAAATTTGATCGTAGTTATTTGAGAGTTAAAGACACAAGTTGGTTAGACTTAGGTATGCGTCTAGTCTTTGAAGAATTTCCTATCTATGGTAATAAAGTATCCTTAACAGGTTTACAATTATTAACGAAATATTTTGTTTATGAGATACTAGAAGACAACAAAATTAGGATTAGCGCATCACAACACTTACCTAATACCGTAAAAGATTCACATTATAATTTTTTACATTTTTCTAGTTCATTAACAACGAGTTTTGAAATAATACAGGATCATACTTTCATAGAGGGGGTTACTGAAGATAAAATAGTATACTTAGATGCCAGAACAGATGAGAAAATAACTGATTTTAATGCTGAATTTGGCATGTTTGATCTTTATAAGCTATTTAATTATTTAGAAAATTTACAAGAATATCCAACTGACAGTAATATAGCTGTTAACAATATAGATGAAAATAATGAATTTGTATCTAATAAATTAAATTTTGATAATCCCGACGATACCTTCAAAGACGAGTGGCAATTAATAGATAGAAACGTAGTTCCGTCACAACATGAAATGATAGATTTTAAAAACAGTCTGTGGAATTTTAGCCTTAATCTTACTGAATTGCAAAAATCTAGATTTGATAAAATGGCACTTGCATATGTAGATTACGTAACATTTGATTTATATTCAAATAATATATTCACAAACATTATCAATGGCGTTGATAATAATAATAGATTACTAAGTAATACATTACTAGTATCTCCAGGCACACAATTAGTTTTCAGCAATACGGATGATTCATCAAATGCATTATCAAATGTTGGATTATTGCCAGATACTATTTATTATGTTCTAACAACTTTCAGCGACGGATCTTTTACTATTTCAAATTCCTTAAATGGTGCAATACTATTACTTCCTTATTCAAATTTCAGTTTTTTGGCACGTATCGTATCAGAATCAAATATATTTCCTGAACATGATTTAGAATTTTATTTTGGCGAAGATAATCCAAACTTTGGCAAGATAACTTGGGAAAAAAACATAAAAGGAACATATATTTCTAGGATTATTGACGAATTCAAAACTATAACAAGAACAGTTGCTGAATACACTGATACTATATATAGACAAGTTCCGTCTAGGAATTATTTCATAGGACCATTTCTTGATGAAGAAAACCTGGTCATAACGATAGAAGACACTTCTATTTTAAAAGTAGGAAAACAAATACGTTTTAGCAATCCGCCAGACAGTGCAGACGCTGTGGTTGCTGCTGGATTAGATCCAACAAGTATATATTATGTAAAAGAAATAATAGATTGTCATAATTTTACCTTTTCTGACTCCTTGGGAGGTCCTATTCATGTCTTACCTTTTACAAATTTTGAACTGTTTTTGACAGTTGTTTTGGACATATATCAAATTTTTGACTTTAATTTTTCCTATGTACAAACGAATGGCAAAGAATTATGGAAACATTTAGAACCTAACATGCCTGTTAAATTTCGGAATCCGCCTGATTCCACAAATGCGTTATTACAAGCAGAATTAGATCCTACAAAAACTTATTACATAAAAGAAGTAACAAAATTTTATGACGGAGAAGAAAAATTTTTAGTCACTGGAGTAGATAGCGACGGAATTTTATCTTTAGACGTGCCTATTGAAAAAGGATTTATAGATGTTTTATATCCAGGAATTGAGGTTTCTTTTGAAAATTTACCAGACTCTGCAAATGCATTGATAGAAGCAGAACTACAAGATCCTGTTACACCTGATCCATACAAAAAATATTATATAAAAGAAGTATATAAAGACGGATTTTTTACACTTTCAGATGAACCAAATGGTGAACAGTTACTATTACCATATAGTAATTTTGAATTTGAAATGAAAATAGATTTTGTAAGATTGGAATTCACTATTACCGAAACGATTGGTGGCCCTGTTAAGCCTGTACCATATAGCAATTTTGAATTTGAGATTTATCACGAAGCAAATGAATTAGAAGTAGACGATACAGGTTGGTTTAGATTAAATATGCCAATACAATTTGAATCTTATAATGATGCTAGCGCAATTCCTACAACAACTTTGTCTACAAACCAACAATATTATATTAAAAATATAATAAATAATCGTAGATTACAAATTACAGATACATTAGGCGGAGAAGTGGTAAATTTTTATGACACACCTAATGAATTTTTTATAAGGCACGACACGGGCAATGGATTTGTCCTCAGCAGTTATTCTGCTCAACCCTTTACAGGCATAGGCAAACCTCCTGTTATATATACACGACAAAATCTATATCATCCTGACTTAGATCCTATTCCAAATACACCGCCTTATGACCATATTTTTAATGATATAAATTTACCTTTACCACAGGATTCCACTTTATGGGCTCCTTACTACTATGAAGAAAATGATTACACCTATGGAAGAAATGCATGGTCACCTGAATTTACTCCTGATTACATAATCACAGTATCCCATGTGAACGACACTTATACAATGTCAGGCACAGATAGAAATGGTACCTTTAGTGCAACAATGCCTTCGCTAACTTTTGCTATAGGAGACAAAGTTCAATTTAACGTAGATCCAGCGACTGTTAGTATACATCCTTTTTGGATAAAAACTAAACAAGAAAAAGGAACAAGATATCATGCAAGAGGGTCATTTGGTAATGGCTCGGATACTGTAAATTGGACTGTTGCAGAAAATAATACATATTATTACTATTGCCCACGTCATAGGCATATGGCTGGCAATATCTCTGTTCCACCATCATTGCCTCCAGTAAATCCACAGTATCAAGACCAAAATGTTGTTAGAGGATTTGACTTAAGACGACCAATAACGCTACCAGAATTAGATAAAAAATATGTTTACGCTTTTGAAGTACAGCAAGATTTAATTAAAAATATAAAAGACAATCCTATCTTGACAGGAGCGCAAAATCATGTTAAGCTATTCGTAAACGATCGAAATTCGTACTTAATGCCTGTTAGCCACTTAGATAAACGTTGGACGTACAACGTGCCTCAAATTTTAGCTATTCAATTGTTAGACGGTGACAAGGTTATGCGAATTTCCGACGAAGGCCGTTTAATGATAACTGTAAAAAGCCCAAATGGTATATACAATTATATACTACAAGGAACAGAAAAAACTTAAAACTATAAAGGATAAATGCAAGATATTTTACAAGACATCGTATCACACACACATGGATTAGGATTTTTAAATACACTAAAAATTTCTACAGACTCTACTTCAACATCTATTAACAGCATTACAGAAAACAGAGGTGTAATTTTATTTGGAACTACTCATGACCGAATTAATGAATTCGATGGAATATTTGGTATGGGGAATTTAGATAAATTAAACTTGTTACTAAAAAGTCCTGAATATAAAGAAGATGCTAAAATTGAAGTAGTACGCAAATCAAAAAATGACGAAGAATATCCAGCTGGATTATACTTTGAAAATGTCATTGGAGATTTTAAAAATGAGTACAAGTTTATTAACAAAGATATTATTGAAAAGAATTTAAAAAGTGTAAGATTTAAAGGTGCTCAGTGGGGTGTTGAATTTGAGCCACCTGTAGCAAGCATCACAAGGATGAAACTAATGAGTGCTGTTCACTCTGAAAATTTACATTTTAACGTAAAATCAGATAATGATAATATCATATTTTCATTTGGTGATAGCGTAACACATGAAGGTGAATTTGTATTCAAACACAAAGCTGGTGGCAGTTTAACTACTCAAAAAAGCTATCCTGTGCAAGAAGTTCAAAGCATTTTAAGTTTATCAGGAAACTCTACTATAAGTATTTCAGATACAGGTGTGATGAAAATTTCAGTAGATAGTGGATTAGCTACTTATGATTACATCATTCCTTGTCAAACAAAATAATGAACACAAACTTAACAGAAACACAAAAAGATTATGCAATATTTTTGCCTGCACTTAGCGGCTTCTATGCTACATTTGTAGGTAAACAAAGATTTGAAGAATATGTTGATAAAACAAGAATTCCTAAGCATTTAAATAACGGTGTCGAAAGTCTTAACTACATTAATAAACAAGAAGGTAAATTTTATTATAAATGGACACTGTATTCTGCAGGTCATGCAAACTTGGACATAACCAAAGATGATCCAAACGAAGATATGATAAGGAATCGAAACAGAGAAGATACTTGGGTACTTGGTGACAGTGGTGGATTCCAAATAGGTAAAGGTGTTTGGGAAGGCGACTGGAAAGATCCTAGTTGTCCTAAAGCTAGTAAGAAACGAAATGACGTTTTGCGCTGGATGGACAAATACATGGATTATGGAATGATACTAGACATTCCTGCCTGGGTAGCTAGAAGTGACGAAGGAAAAAAAGCTACAGGAGTTACTACTTACCAACAAGCAGTAGATGCAACAAGAATTAATAACAATTATTTTTTAAAAAATAGATCAGGTGCTTGTAAATTTTTAAATGTGTTACAAGGTGAAAACCATACAGAAGCAGAGGATTGGTATCAACAAATGAAAGACTATTGTGATCCAAAAAAATATCCTTCTAATCACTTTAATGGTTGGAGCATGGGCGGACAAAATATGTGTGATATACACTTAGCACTTAAAAGACTTATAGCATTAAGATATGATGGTTTGCTAGAAAAAGGTACACATGATGTAATGCATTTCTTAGGTACAAGTAAACTTGAGTGGGCTGCGTTACTAACAGATGTACAAAGAGCAATTAGAAAATACCATAATGAAAATTTCACAATAACATTTGATTGTGCAAGTCCATTTTTAGCAACTGCTAATGGTCAAATTTACTGTGAATTAGAAACTGATGATAGATCAAAATGGGTTTATAGAATGGTTCCTAGCATAGACGGTTTGCATTTAGCAACTGATACTACTCCATTTGGAAAAGCATTTGTTAGAGAAGGTAATCATACATCATTTATGGATAGTCCTATCTCAGATAAATTACTTACAAATGACATTTGTGTATATAACATAGGTGATAAAAATAAAGTTGGTGCTATCAAAGTACTTGCTGGAGATCCAGAATTAAACAAAGATGGATCTATAAAATTAGATAAAGACGGCAATCCTATTATTAGAGATAAAGATTCAACTAGCTGGGATAGTTTTAGCTATGCATTGATGATGGGTCATAATGTTTGGATGCATATAAACGCAGTACAAGAAGCAAATCGGAAATATGATGCAGGAATTTTTCCTTCTATGTTACTGCATGAAAAATTTGAGAAGATTGCTTTTCGAGAAGTAGTTGAAGAAATATTCTCAACTGATGATCGAGAAAAAGCAAATAAAATTTGTGACGATTACAGACCATTTTTAGACACTATTATCGGCACAAGAGGCGCTGTAGGTAAAAAGATGACTAATCCAATCACAAAATATAACGAACATATTGAAGAGGTATGATGGACAGAAACTATAGTAACGAAAAGTTAAATAGAGATAATGTAAGATTTTTTTATGGTAGGGAAGTTGAAAAAACTCCTGCCTATTCAATGAATACATTATTTGTTGTAGGAATACAACCTATACTAGACATTACTAATGCTGTAGGAAAACTTAAAGCAGAACACATCTTTTTTGGTGCTAATCATTCTTTTAATCCGCAAACACCGGAAGAATGGGACCAATGGGAACAGATGATAGAACACTTTCTAAAAGAAGGACACTTGTGCAGTTTAGATATTCCCTTTAATGCTATTGAACAATTTAACGAAGGAGGGTTATGCGAGTTTAATAATTTTATTCCGCAACTTAGAATTCCTATACCATATGTAAAACTTTGGAACTATAATACAATGATTAAGATAGATGATATATCTTATAATAGTACAAATCCCGGAGTTTGGTGTCATAGATTGCATGACTTAATGGCAAGTGATAAATTTACAAAATGGAAAGATTATACCGCAGATACTATACTAAAATAAATAAAGGTAATATGAGTAAAAGAAGCATTTGGGTAACTTTTAAAAAAGAAGGTATTCATAAATATCCTGCAGCACTAACAGATCCTAATCTTGCTACAGGAGATGAATATGATGTAAGCTTTTTAGGTCATCCACACAGACATATTTTTCATTTCAAAGTACAAATAGAAGTTTTCCATGATGATAGAGAAATTGAATTTATACAATTTAAACGCTGGTGTGAAAATCTATATAACACAGGAACAGTTCAATTAGACTATAAAAGCTGCGAAATGATTTCGGATGATTTATATCATCATATTCACGCAAAGTATCCAGGTCGATTTGTTGTAATTGATGTTGCAGAAGATGGCGAAAATGGCTGTCAAATAATTTATAACGATTATGAAGAGAAATAAAAATGGCAATTAAAGATCCACTTATCCGAAAAATTTTTGATGATTTAGACGCATTTCGTGACTATTGTAGATTCGAGGGTAAACCTTTCCATGAATCTAGTTTATATAAAAAAGGCGACCGAGTATGGGAAAGTTACTTAATTTGGCAGAAGTATAACAGTAAAAATAAAGGGTAAGATGACTATCTATATAGTTGACTTAGAAGCTGTTGAAACTAGATATACTAAACAATGGAAAGACTGGCTTCCTAAACAAATTGAAAAAGCTACCGGCGCATCTGTTATAACAATTAGCGGAGGTGAAATTCCTCAAGATACTACTCCTGGAGCTTTTTTAAATTTTGGTGGTACTAATGTCTACAAAAGTAAACAACAAGAAATAATTGCAGAAATGTTTTGTAATAATGAAATACAAGACGGGGATTATTTCTTGTATACTGATGCATGGAATCCTACTGTTATTCAATTAAAATATATGGCTGAACTACTAGGTTATAAAATCAAAATTGGCGGTATGTGGCATGCTGGATCATATGATCACCATGATTTCTTAGGTAGACTAATTGGTGATTCTCCGTGGGTCAGACATGCAGAAATGAGCATGTATGAATGCTACGATGACAATTTTTTTGCAACAGAATTTCATATTGATTTATTTACTGAAACATTTTGGAAAGACACAGCTGAAATAGATGAACAAAAATTACATAAAATCAAACGTGTCGGTTGGCCAATGGAATATTTACATGACAGTATGTTTGGTAATAGAGGCCGACAGAAAGAAAATATTATAGTTTTTCCGCACAGGATTGCTCCAGAAAAACAACATGATATTTTCTTAGACCTAAAAGAATCTTTACCACAATATGAATTTGTAACTTGCCAAGATAAAAAATTAACTAAAAAAGAGTATCATGAATTATTAGGACGAGCTAAAATTGTTTTTAGTGCAAACTTACAAGAAACTTTAGGAATCAGTTGGTATGAAGGATTACTTGTAGATTGTATTCCTATGGTTCCAGATAGATTGAGTTATAAAGAAATGGCGCAAGATGATTTTAAATATCCTAGTGCGTGGACTGCTAGTTTTGATACCTATAAAGAATATAAAATTAGTTTAATGGAGAGAATATTACATTTCATGGAAAACTATAGTAAGTATAAAGGACAAATAATTGAACAAAAAGAATTTTTAGAAAATAAATTCTTTTCTGGTACACGTCTTTATAATGCATTAAAATGAATAAAGTAAATCCAGAATACAATTATAACAGACCTGTGACAATAACTATACCGTTAGACGATCAAGAATCACAAGTTTTAACCTATGATACAATGGCAGATAATACTTCCTTAGTCAACCCAGATAGCTTTACTTATAGTACTACTATCTGGGATAACACTGTTACATTTAATGAACTTATTAATACAGGTGAAGTTGAAAAAATGGCTGCAGAATATCCTGCATTAGATAAAGCCTATCGAAATTTCCGACAAATATACGACTTAGTAAAAGCTGATTACAAATCTAAAAATAAAAAGGCATAATGAAAAAGAAATATTATTCGTGGAATGATATTGAAACAATGTGCATACAAATTGTAAATCAACTGTATGCAGACAACTGGCGGCCTGATTATATAGTAGGCCTTACCCGTGGAGGTAATGTACCTGCTACAATAATTAGCAATATGACAAACATTCCTGCTGACACACTACAAGTAAACTTCCGAGATAATGGATTATACACAGAAAGCAATTGTTGGATGGCGGAAGATGCATATGGTTATGGTGTTTTACCTACAAAAGGTTATTTTGATAGCGTAACAGGTAGCATTGCAGAAAAACGTAAAAACATCCTAATTGTCGATGATATTAACGACTCAGGAAAAACATTTGACTGGATTGTTACAGATTGGCAAAGTAGTTGTGTTCCGGGTGATGTTGCTTGGAAAGAGATTTGGGGTAATAGTGTAAGATTTGCTGTACTTACTGAAAACTTGTCTAGCAATTTTGAACTTGTAAACTACTACTGTGATACTGTAAACAAAGCAGAAGAGGATGTATGGTTAGTTTACCCTTGGGAAGATGTGGGGCAATATGGTAGATGAACTTATGGTACAGCAGCAGGTTGCTAACAAATGGCAACACATGGTAGGTGTTATCTGCTTAAATCTTACTAATCGCAAGCAGGTAAAACGTGTACTGCCAGAGTTTTTTTCTCAATGGAGTACTCCAGAACAATTTTTACAAGCAGACTTCGATACAGTTAAAAAACTTGTAAGTCCATTAGGTATGGGAGAAGTCCGTACAAAACGTCTATTCCGTATGAGCCAAGACTTCCTAACATGGGATCAAAACAACGCTAAAGACCTACACGGTATTGGTAAGTACGGAAGCGACAGTTACGAAATTTTTTATAAAAATAATATTCCAAACAATGTACAAGATAAAGAATTATTGAGATATCTGAAGCATGATCTACACCAAAATTGAAAACATCTTAAAAAAAGAAAAAAATAGACAAAAAAATACTTTCGAGCTTATTGCCAGTGAAAATTTTGCAAGCAAAGCAGTAAGAAAATTATGCGGAAGTGTATTTACAAACAAATATGCTGAGGGATATCCTGGTAAGCGATATTACAATGGTTGCTTACATATGGACGAAATTGAACAACTTGCTATTGATAATTTGAAAAAATTATATTCAAGCGAGTTTGCTAATGTACAACCTCATTGCGGAGCTAATGCAAACACTGCTGTTTATCAAGCCTTTTTAACGCCAGGAGATACTATACTAGGAATGGATTTAGCAAGTGGTGGACATTTAAGCCATGGAGCAAAAGTAAATATTTCTGGTAAAATTTTTAATTCTGTGCATTATGGTGTTGACAAAAACGGTTGGTTAGATTACAATCAAATTGCCACTCTAGCACAACTACATAAACCTAAAATGATTATTGCAGGTGCAAGTGCGTATCCTCGCAAAATAGATTGGAAAACAATTAAAGATATTTGCAAGCAACATGATTGTTTGTTTATGGTAGACATAGCACATTATAGTGGACTTATTGCAGGCAAAGTATATCCTAGTCCTGTAGAATATGCAGATGTCGTAACAAGCACAACACACAAAACACTGAGAGGGCCAAGAGGTGGATTTATTTTGTGGAATAACCCAGATTACAGTAAAAAAATAAATTCTGCTGTATTTCCAGGCACACAAGGAGGACCTCTTATGAATATAATTGCTGCTAAAGCGCAAGCATTTATGGAAGCAAATACAAGAGACTTTCAATGGTATAGTAGAAATGTTATAAGTAATGCTGAAGCTATGGCAGAAGTTTTTACTTCAAATGGGTTTCAAGTCCAAACAGGAGGAACTGACAGTCATATACTTCTTTTGAATTTATCAGATAAAAAATATTCAGGTAAAGAAGCAGCAGATATTTTAGAAGAAAATGGTATTACAGTAAATAAAAATGGTATTCCTAATGATCCTAGGAGTTTTGTTGAAACAAGCGGAATACGAATTGGGACAGCAGCAGAAACTACTAGAGGCCATAAGCAAAATGATTTTAAAAAAATTGCAAAAGATATTTGTAACATTTTAAGTTAATTAATGCATAACAATTTTTTAAAAACTTGGGCAAGAACAGTAGGCATGCCTATTGGGGTAAATGACAAAGATAAACCTGAACATTTACCTATTAGCATGATAAATGTTTATCATGCTCTTGCTTTTAGAACATTTTGGATTGTGTTACATATAGTTACATGTATAGCGATTATACTAGGAAATGGGAGAACCTTGGGAGTATGGTAGTATGATTTTACATATTGATATTAAAGACCTAGTTCCAGAGATATCAGAACACCCACTTAACATTACTAGACTTAGAAATGTTGGTATAGATTATGCAACAAACACAATCGATGCTATATTAGATGAAAAATATTATATAAGCATCTTTTATTTTAAAGATTATGATATCAAGTTATGTAATCGTTGGGTGGATTACACTATTAGTTGGGGCGAGGCAGGTATTACAATCCAATTTATCAGCACAAAAGACGTAAGCAACAGAAAAACACACTCAGAACAAATAACATATTAATCTTTTAATCAAAATGAATGACAAAATTGAAATTTCTAATTTCTCTATTCAAAAAAAAAAATTATCGTAGAGGACAAGGTTGTTTCCATTCCTACCGGAAAAATATTAGATTTAGGTTGCGGAAATTTTGAATATGAAGATAATTTAGGTAGTAACGTAATCGGCATTGATTATAGTGTAAACTTACAAAAGTCAAATTTCATACATGGAGACATAAGAACTTCTTGCGTTTGGGATAAACTTGAAAATGAAAGTTTTAACATGATTACAAGCTTTGGTGTGTTACATTGGATAAAAAATTTAGATTTTGTATTTAAACAAATGAATAACAAACTAGCTGTTAATGGAGAAATTTTGCATTTAATGTTAAGTTACAAAAATTTTACTTTAAGAAAATTAGAACATATTATTAATATTGCAAAAGAAAAA